TGGAACCGGAAATCCTGCCGTTGCGGGAAACGCCGGAGAATCCCCCGGAGAATTAATAGACGGATTATCAACTGGCGGCGCTGCGGCTAGTGATGCAGGCGGCGGCGGTGGTGGTGGCGACAGCATGTATGGCACGGGTGGAAATGGTGGTGCCGCAGTTAACGCCGGTACAGGTGCAGCGGGTGGCGCTGGTAATGGGTATGGTGCTGGCGGTGGCGGTTCTGGCGGCGCACAAGGTGGCGGCGGTTCTCCGACTAGCAGCGGTGCAGGTGGCGCTGGGTCTGGCGGTTACATCGTGATCGAGGAGTTTATACAAGCATGAAACGCTGGGCTTTAATTAAAAATGGCGTGGTTGATACGGTGGTTATACAAGCCGCCCAACCTCAAGTATTTGGAACATGGGTTGAATGTCCTGATTCTGTCGGCCCCGGCTGGCTTTATAACGGCAGTACGTTTAGTCCTCCACCTGCGGCGGAACCGATCATTACTCGGCTGGCGTTTCGTTATCGCATGACCGATGAAGAATATGTCGGCATCTTGAACGCTGCCAAAACTGACGTTTCTGTAGCGGCATGGGTTGAGACTTTTAATATCGTCAGTCAAGTCAACTTGAACGATCCTCGCACCAAGTCTGGCCTCGACATGATGGTATCGAAAGGACTTCTGACTTCGCAGCGAGAGACTGAGATTCTGACTGCGCCCGTACAGCCCGACGAGAGGCCGTGAGGTAACTGCCATGATGACAATGGTCTCAACCTTTCTGTCATTCCTCGCGGGTGGACTGCCCAAGATCCTGCAAATCTTCCAAGACCGGCAGGATAAAAAACATGAGTTGGCTTTGGTTGCTGCCCAGAAGGAGCGCGAGTTGGCTTTGGCAGAGCGTGGCTTCATTGCACAGGCTCGTGTTGAAGAGATCAAGTTAGAACAGATCCAAACTCAGACGGCAGGCGAGGAACGCCAAGCCCTGTATCAGCACGACATGGAAATCGGTAAAGGCGCATCGCAGTGGATGATTAATCTACGGGCATCGGTTCGCCCGGTCGTGACCTACATCTTCGTGCTGGAACTTGTTGCCATCAATATTGCTGGTGTTTGGTACGCCTACAACACGGGTGTACCGTTTGCCGCTGCGATGGCTGAAGTGTTCTCGGATGACGAGATGCTGATCCTGTCTTCGATCATCGCCTTTTGGTTTGGTACGCAGGCTTTTGGCAAGAAGTGAAAGTCTCCAAGGCTGCCATTGACATGATCAAACATCACGAGGGGGTACGGACGAAGCCTTACCGCTGCCCTGCCCTCTTGTGGACTGTCGGTGTCGGCCATGTGATTGATCCAAAACACACCGCTATCCCATTTAATGAACGCAAAGATCTACCGATACCCGCAGGGTGGGATCGCACTCTCACGATGGACGAGGTGGACGGGATTCTTTCTCAAGACCTTGGCCGGTTTGAGCGTGGTGTGGTTCGACTTTGCCCTGCTGCTGTTGGCAATCAGGGAATCTTCGATTCTCTCGTCAGTTTTGCCTTCAACGTGGGTCTTGGCAATCTCCAACGCTCTTCCATTCGGATGAAGACCAACCGGGGTGAACTGGAAGAAGCCGCTGACGAGTTTATGAAATGGACTAAGGCGGGTGGTAAAGTATTGCCGGGACTGATTAAACGGCGTATGGACGAACGTGCGCTGTACTTGTCGGGGGTTATGTAATGCCACTTCAGAAGGTCGAATTCCGCCCCGGCGTCAACCGTGAAACTACCAATTACGCAGGTGAGGGCGGTTACTTCGTCGTAGATAAGGTGCGTTTCCGTGGTGGCTACGCCCAAAAGATCGGTGGCTGGATAAACTCTTCCACGATCCTGTCTACCTTTAAAGGCGTTGCCCGGTCGCTATGGAACTGGGTGACAATCGACGGACTTAACCTGCTGGGCGTCGGCACGAATCAGAAGTTCTACGTTGAATTAGGCGGTGAGTACTACGACATCACCCCGCTTGGCAGTTCTTTAAACTTATCTCAAAACCCGTTTACGACTGTATCGGGCAGTAACTTTGTCACCGTTTTAGCCTCAGCGCACGGCTCATCAGTAGGTACTTACGTTACTTTTTCAGGTGCGACTTCGGTAGGCAGCCTGACTTTAAACGGGCAGTTTGAGATCGTAGAAGTTCCGGGCGATAACTCACTTGTCATCGTAACCCCAACTGCTGCTAGTTCATCTGCGACGGGCGGTGGCTCATTAGTTATTGCCAGTATCGACATTGATGCTGGTACCGCTGTCTATACGTCCAACGTCGGTTGGGGCGGTCCTCCGTGGGGATCGGGTGGCTGGGGTTCTTCAACTCCGCAGGGTGTTCCGCTGCGTTTGTGGTCACAGTTTAACTACGGCAACGACCTGATCTTTGCTGAGAACAACGGCCCGATTTACTACTGGACTAACGACACCTCTACATGGGCACGAGCTATCACACTTGAAGAAAAAGCAAATTCTGTAGTTAAAACGACCACAACGGCAGCCTATGCTTCAGGTTCTGTCACGCTCGTCGTAGCGGATGCCACGGGAATTAACACCGGCTCCGTTGTTTCAGGTAGCGGAATTGTGTCTGGCACCTACGTCACTGCTGCTTGGAACGGTAGTACTTCGGTCACTATCTCAACGGCTACAACGGCTTCCGCCACGGTTTCGGCCTTGAGCTTTAGCTATGCCGGACGGCATGTACCGGATGAAGTTGGGTTAATTATTGACTCTCCAGTTGACGACTTTACGGTTTGCTTTGGATCTAATCCTTACGATCCGACTAATTTCAGTACGTCGTTTGATCCGTTGTTGGTGCGTTGGTCGGATGCTGATAACCCGTACGAGTGGGTGCCTGAAGTTACTAATCAATCCGGTGAACAACGTCTTGCTAACGGCTCCAAGATCGTAACGGCGACAACTGCTCGTCAGGAAATTGTGGTTTGGACGGACACGGCTGTGTACTCAATGCAGTACCTCGGACCTCCGTTTGTGTTTGGGTTTACTCTGCTTGATCAAGACATTTCGATTGCCTCTCAGAATGCGGTGATCAACGTCAACAACGCTGTGTACTGGATGGGCTTGGATAAGTTCTTCGTGTACGACGGTCGTGTAAATACGTTGCCCTGCACGATTCGCCAGCACATCTTCAGTACGTTGAATAAAGATCAGATCGCACAGGTCATGTGCGGTAACAACGAAGCATTCAGTGAAATCTGGTGGTTCTACCCAAGCACGGGCAGCACGGTGAATGACACGGTAGTGATCTACAACTACCTTGAAAACGTATGGTCGTACGGCAGCTTGAACCGGTCTGCGTTCTCTCCGCAGAGTATCCGCGACTATCCGATGTTGTCGTTCAGCATTCAGACTTCCTATCTCGCCACAAACATCAATTCCTCAGTTACCACTATTGCTTTGCTTGACGCCTCTGCTTACCCACGATCAGGTACGGTACTGATTGATAGTGAGTACATTACTTATACGGGTATCAGCGGCGACACTTTGACTGGATGTGTGCGAGGCGCAAATAGCCCTGCTGGAGTGGCTTCAACGGCTGCGTCTCACACGACGGGTACTACCGTTTCGATGACGGCACCGAACCAAGTCCTGTATCACGAGGTTGGTTGGGACGACGTTGCGACGGGTGTGGCGCATCCAATTACTTGTTTCATCGAGTCGTCCGATTTTGACATCGGTGATGGACATAACTTCGGCTTCGTCTCTCGCATCATTCCGGACATCAAGTTCTTGGGGTCTACGACCTCTTCACCGTCAGTTACTATCTCGATCTATCCGCGCAACTACCCCGGCTCCGCGTACGGTACTCCTGATATAGAACAAGTTAATGCGACGGCAGTGTTGCCATACGAGTTGTATACCGAGCAGTTGTTTACTCGGGTTCGAGGTAGGCAGATGGCCGTACGTATCGGGTCTTCTGGGCTTGGCGTGTCGTGGCAGGTGGGTGCCCTGCGTCTTGATATCAGGCCGGACGGTCGTCGGTAATGACAACTCCACGTGGTGTAGTTCCGCCAAATTTGCCGGTCGCGCTTCGGCAATACGATCAGCGCGGTATGGAGCAGTTTAATAACGTTCTGCGTTTGTACTTTAACCAAGTCTCAAACCGGATCAACGCGCCTACTCCACACGCTTCGTATTTCGATACCACGACGCAGACGAACCCGGTAGCCAATACGGTCAATCTTTTTACGTTTAACTCGGTCGTTTCGGACTATGAAGTTACTCGTGGTACCCCGACTTCCAAAATCTACGTCGCTAATACTGGTGTATACAACTTTCAGTTCTCCGCTCAGTTAGACAAGTCTGGCGGTAGTGCAAGCGCGGTCTACATCTGGCCCCGGATTAACGGAGTCAACGTACCGGACTCAAACACCAAGATTGTTATTGACGGCCCGAACAACGAGATCGTGGCGGCTTGGAACTTTGTGCTTGTGATGGAGGCCAACGACTACTTTGAGTTGGCTTGGGAAGCGGCTGATACGGCTGTCATCATTCCGTACGTGGCAGCTACTAACAACAGGCCAGCCATCCCGTCCGTCATCTTAAGCGTGGTTTGGGTGTCGAACTACGGCTCGGCTATTTATCAGGCTGCTACATGATATTATTTAAGAAACTTTACCCCACGGGGGTCGTATGAACGATAAGTATCCTGCGGCGGGGTTAGCATCCCTTGTAGCCGCTCAAGGCCGTGGCGGGGACTCCACCCTCGTCCACATGAACCCCGAAGAAGTTCAGGTACTTAAAGAGTACGCAGCCGCTAACGGCTTACCCCTGACTTTCAACCCACAAACCGGGTTGCCGGAAGCGTTCTGGCTAACGGATTTCTTGCGAAATACGTGGAAAGCAGTGCAGCCAACTCTGAGTAAGGTTGGTAATGCCATCATTCAGAACCCTCAAACCACAGCCCTTCTAACCGGCGCTGCCTACGGTGCTGTTAAAGGTGATCTGCAAAAGGGTCTTGAGGCGGGCATGAAAGCCTACGCCGGTACTAAGTTGCTTGGCGGTATTACGGCTGGAATGCAGCAAGGCAGGAAGATCCCCGGCATCGCCGGTCCTGTTGGCTATAAGGAAGCTGGTCGTGGTGCGGATGACTTCGGTGAGATTGCGCCGGGTCTTATGGACACTAAGCCCACGGTTGAGGCTCCGCTCGGTAAAAGTCCTGCCACGGGCGGTCTTGATGCTCTGCTAGGCCGAGTGCTAGGCGGCGGTCAGACGGGTACTACGCAGCAAGGACAGGCTCAGCAAGGACAGCAGGGGCTGTACCGTTCGGGCGATCCGATCATGGACGCCATCATGCTCTACGCCACTAAGAAGGCTGAGCAGAAGCTCACGGGGCAGCGTCCGGGTATTCCGACTCCGGAGCCGACGCAGTATCGCAACGTGCAGTACAGCCGTGGGCAGGTCAATCCGCTATTCTTTACACAGCCGGGGCAGCCGTACTTTATCGGTGGTGGATATAGCGACCAAGGGACTACGACACAGTACCCTGACTACACTCGCCCTCCGACTACGACTCAGCAGCCGGGGCAAACAACCGCACAGAGTCAGCCCCAGCCGCCACCAAGACCTCAGCCCAGTCCACAAGATGACCGCCGCTACGGGCTACAGATGGCCTCGGGCGGTATTGCTTATGCGGAAGGTGGTGCAACGGAGACTGAAGAAGAAAGAAGACGGAAGTATTTTGAGAATCTCCGCCCTTTCGCTCCCGCCCTGTCTGACTATTATCGCGCTGGTGCCACAGGCACCGGTTCAGCGCAGGGCGACAATTTAAACCGCGATCCGATGACCCGTCTGCCTCAAGTACCAGCAGGTGGTATAGCCACCGGGGACATCGCAGATTGGTATCGTTCACTACTTGTCCCTCCCACGGCTCGTGCGCCGGTAGATATGGGGGATTATTTCTCAACCACGCAGAGGCGTGGTGCGACCGACTATGGTCCGGTTGTTTCTTATCCGGATGGTCCGACTCCGCCACCTCCGCCTCCTCCACCCCCTCCTCCGCCAGAATTAAAATGTCCTGACGGAAGTGCGCCAGATTTAACCCGTATTGTTCAGGGACTTGATCCGTGTCCGACTACTGGGGGTACTAAGACTTGCCCTGATGGGTCAATTATTCCCTCAGATCAGGAATGCGGTACAGGTAATACTTGTCCGGATGGGTCTGCACCTGATCCGACGACTGGTCAATGCAGGGGTACAGGGACTAAGACTTGTTCCGATGGTTCTGTCATTCCTGCGGATCAAGAATGTAAAGGTACAGAAAAGTGCGCCGATGGATCTCTACCTGATCCTGTGACAGGCAAGTGTAAAGGCGATAGTGATAATCGCTGCGCCGATGGATCTCTACCTGATCCTGTGACTGGCAAGTGTAAGGGCGATAGCGATAGCCGATGCGCCGATGGATCTCTACCTGATCCTGTGACTGGCAAGTGTAAGGGCGATAGCGATAGCCGATGCGCCGATGGATCTCTACCTGATCCTGTAACGGGTAAATGTAAAGACGCTCCTGATAGCCCAAAGACTAAGACCTGCCCGGATGGGTCCGTAATTCCTGCGGATAAGGAATGTAAAGAAGTTAATCGACCTGTTACGCCTGAAGACTGCGTAAGAGCCGGGCTGATATTTGATTCTTCTCGTGCAGATATCGGTATGTATCCGTGCGTGCCTGGATTTAAATGCCCGGACGGCACGATAGTTTCTGACGAAAGCGAATGTTCGTATGACTGTGTGCCGGGGGCGCGCTACGTAAAAGATAAAGGTTGTCTTTGCAACGGTACTGATTTACCGCCTGACCCTGAATATGGTTGTGGCAGTAAACCTTGTGATAATGGGCTTCCGCGTAATCCCAAAACTGGAGCCTGCCCCCCATCCGGATCAAGACCGCCTCTTCCAAGTGGAGAGTGCCCCCCCGGAACTAAAAAGGATCCGGTGTTTGACGCGCTTGGCTTTATTGTTTGTATTCCGGAAGAGGATGAACCGCCTCCGCCGCCTCCGCCACCGCCTCCGCCACCGCCTCCTCCGCCACCACCCCCGGCGAAGCCAAAATGTAATGAGGACGAGACGCAAGATGGCGATATGTGCTACGGCACATGCCCGGATGGTTCGACCTATACACGTGGTGTTGGTTCTCCGTCTCCGTGCGGTTCTCCAAACCTGCCTCCACGAAATAGACCGTCGTTTGACATGATTCGTTGCTGGGGTCCGGATGGTATGCCGTATCTCTCGACGTTGGAGGTGGGCTGTTTCCGTCCGGGTTCTCGCTTGAGCAGATACTGCTCTAGTACCGATAACTCATGCTATGAGTCAGATGACACTGCGCCAGAACCTAATGTTGATACAGTTATGGCCTCCGGAGGCGTCGTGAAGAAGACTAAGAAGTATCAGATGGGCGGTATTGCCTCCCTGCCAGCCCGTGATCCTCGTCTGGGTGGAGCAGTGAACCCGGTTGATGGCTATAACTTCGGGTTTGCCCAAGGCGGTATGCCGTCGATGCCTGAATATCAGGCGGGTGGTAAGCTCCTGCGTGGACCGGGAGATGGTATGTCTGATGACATCCCTGCCGTAATCCGGGGTAAGGGGGTGCAGAGAGCGGCTTTGGCAGACGGAGAGTTTGTCATCCCCGCCGATGTGGTGTCGCATCTTGGCAACGGATCGACCGAGGCAGGTGCGAAAAAACTGTATAAAATGATGGAGCAGATTCGTCGTGCGCGAACGGGAACCGGCAAGCAAGCCCCCCAAGTAAACCCCGATAAGTTCCTGCCCCGTGCAACGCCCGCCAAGAAGCGGCGAAGAGGGTAAAGACATGGCTGACGCAACACCGACCACTACAACCCAGATTACGTCCAACATCCCCACGTGGGCACAGAAGTACGCCACTGACTTACTGGGTTTTGGTGCGGCACTTACGTACCCCAAACTAAATCCGCAAACAGGAAAACTTGAGTCTGGCTTTCAGCCATACCAAGGCGAACTTGTTGCTGGGCTAAGCCCGCTTCAAAACCAAGCAATGAACGACCTGTCGCGTATGCAGGTCTCTCCGCAAACCTCTCAAGCAACTGGCTTCACAGGGCTGGCCGCGCTTCAGGCGCAGGATCTGGCTAAGTATCGCCCGCTTCGTCAGCAACAATATTATCAGTCGCCCTTCATGCAGCAGGGCGGACTTGATCCTTACATGTCGCCCTATATGCAGGGCGTGGTTGAGCAGCAAAAGGGTCAAGCGATTGCAGACTACGGTCGGCAACTTCCGGGCATGGCCGCTGCCGCTGCCCGTGCTGGCGCAAAAGGTGGTACTCGTGAGGCTCTTGTCCGTGCCGAAGGGCAACGCAATCTGAACGAGCAGTTGCAGAACATTCAGGCGACCGGACTTCAAAACGCTTTCCAACAAGCGTCACAACAAGCAATGGCTGATGCTGCTACAAAAGCGCAGTACGGTCTTGCTGGTACACAGTTGGGCGAACAGTCTCGCCAGTTCGGTGCCGGTCTTGGCTTGCAGGGTCTGCAACAGCAGTTGGCTGCGGCAGGTCAACTTGGTCAGTTGGGTCAACAGCAGTATCAACAGCAGGCCGGTATCCTCGGTGCTCAACTCGGTGCCGGTGCCCAGCAGCAAGCGCAGAAACAGAAGATGTTGGAGTCGAACTACCAACGCTTCATTGATGAGATGTCGTACCCGTACAAGCAGTTGGAGTTCATGTCGAACTTGCTGCGCGGCACCCCGTCGTCTGCGGAAACACGTAACGTATATACACAAGCCCCAAGCACACTGGCTCAGATTTCTGGTCTGACTGGCGGTCTTGGTGGGTTATTTGGATCTTTCGGGAGCTAAACCATGATTGGTCCGGTAAGCGAAACTGGTAAGACAATGCTCTCTTCG